GAAACTGCTCGTGCAAATTTAGTAGCAAAAGGATGGACGATTTCAGATAGTGGAAGTACGCCATTTGTCAATACTTATTCTATGGTATTTGATGGAATAGACGATGTTGTATTATGTCAATCCGATTTAGCTGGAGATTTAAACCAAATAGACGGTGCAATTACCGTATCTTGTTGGGTTAAAACTACTCAAGGTGCAGTATATGAAAATATGGTTACAAGGGATGCGTTTGGTGGAACTAATAGAGATTGGAGTTTAATAAAAGATAATTTTTATCCAACTGCAGCGAGTGGTGGTGCACCATTGTGGCAATTATGGAATACAAATAGCGATGTATTACAAACAAGATTAACAAGTGCAAATGACCCTGCAGGCAATCCAATTATACCTATAAATGATGGCAATTGGCACTATATAGTTGGGGTTTATGATGGAAGCGATACAGCTTCTTTATATACTGATGGAGTATTACAAGGTACTGCTACTGTTGTGGGATTTGGAAGTTTTCCATTAAGAAAAACAAGACGGGTTTGCATTGGTGGTCAAAATAATGGAAGTTTACCTACTGCGCTTGTAGGTAGTTGGGAAGGTGGTATTGATGAGGTTGCAATATGTAATACTGCTTTAAGTGATGCTGATATTTTAAGTAAATTTAATTCAGGTATTCCAACAGGGTTATCAAGCGTAAGTCCTATGGGATGGTGGAGAATGGGAGAAAATGGAACATGGGATGGTTTAAAATGGATATTTATAAATCAAGGAAGTAGCACAACAAGTAATGCTGAAAGTGCGAATATGACAGAGTCAGACAGAGTAGCAGATGTTCCTACATAGTTAAAAATTATATAAAATGAATAATAAAACTTATGCAATAATTGATATATCTGATTTAGCTTTAATAGATTTTTCACAAATTAATGAAACAAGTAATAGTACAATTAGAAAATCAATAGATGAAATTAATTTTGTTATAAAGTATGAGATAACTCCAACATTTATAAGTAATGGAACTATTATACCAAGTCAAATTTTAAATCATTCTGATTGTTTTGCATTAATGCAAACAACTGAATGGAATGGAGAAATAAATTAATTATGAGCAATCACATAGATAAAGAGGACCCGAAAAGATGGTTTTATGTTCAGGACAACGGGACTGGAGAAACAAGTTTGATATTGTTTGGAAACTTGGGTGAAGTAGATAAAGGTGAATTAATTACAGGTCAAGCTATCTTAATGAATTATTTAACCGAAGAAGAATTAGAAACACAAGTAAATACTATTGCAGACGATAACGAATATTATAGAAATGCGGTAGAAACCGAAAGTAATAAATTTATGATGCCATCTGAAATCTATGAATATGGAGCTCAATTGGTAGAACCTGAACCTGAAGAATTTGAATAATTATGATGGACTTATTTTTAGAAATAACTAAAACCACCCCAGAGGATATACACTTCACTACTAAAGATGTTATTTATTTAATGACTTTTGTTGTATCTTTATTAACAGCGTGGTTTAAGTTAAAGCATGACAACGACAGGCAAACAGACAGGATTTTAGAAATAAATAAAAAAATTGATACTTGTTTTGCTGACTCTAAAGAAGAAATAATGAACGCCAAGAACGGCAGAATAGCAATTAGAAAAGATTTTGACAGGAAGTTAGAAAAGACTTCCGATGAAATAAAAAACACTAAAGCAGATTTTACTAAGCAGATGGGAAAAATGACCGAATCCATTAACCAAGTAAAAACAGATACTGCTGAAATAAAAGGAATGATAAGTAACTTACTAAACCAATGAAAGACGTAGCTAGACAAGATATTGTGACTGCCATGAAAAGGCTTGGACACACAGTTTACCAAAAAGACACTACTCCTTATAATTTAAACTTGGTAGGCATAAGAGCTGCAAAACCAATAGTGAATGAATTTAATTGTTTATTTACAGTGTTTTGGAAATATGAAGGACACTGGAACATATACAAGATGCAGATGACAAGTTTACCTGGCGTGTATTGGTTGGCTAACCCGTCTAACCCTAAAGGATGCGCCATTTTAAAAGAGGGGCAGTACAAGGGGGTCTACAAAATAGACAAACACAACGGCAAGTACGATGCAATTTGCCAGAGGTTAGGAGACGTCACGGTCTGGAGAGACAATGATCGCGATAGAGAGTATGATATGGTTAAAGGAACTGAAATGACAGGAATGTTCGGTATTAATTTACACAGAGCTCACCCTGACTACGAACTTGAGACAGTAGATAAATATTCAGCTGGCTGTCAAGTGATACAAGATCCTGATGAATATGAAATTCACATGGAGATTGCTAAAAAAGCAGCTGAAGTGTGGGGAAATAGTTTCACCTACACATTAATTAACGAAAAAGATTTACTCTAATGGGAAAATTATTTGAATTTTGTGGAGGCCGTAAGACGACTTTCGCATTGCTATTATTCGTAGCATTAACAACATTTTTATGCGTAGACAAATGCGTGTTCGCAGAGTGGCTAGACGGAATCGTTTGGATATTCGGTGTGTATGCTGTTGGAAATGGTGTAGAACATGTTGGAAACGGATTGAAAAGAAAGTCTTAAGAACAATGCGTTCTTTAAGGTTTATATCAATCTTAATTTTAATTACAGCCTGTTCTCCTCAAAAAAAGTTGAACAGGCTTATTAAAAAACACCCAGAGCTACTTACTCAAGACACCCTCAACTTAGTCATCCACGACACCATTTACGTAGAAAACATTCATTACGACACTATAACTCAATTATCTTATCACGACTCTACTATTGTAGTGAACAATGAGAAGGTTTATTTAAAATACTTTTATGATACTTTGACTAGGGAAATTTTTCATGAAGTAACTTGTTACGGAGATACTGTGTACTACACAAAAGAGGTTCCTGTTATTATTGATAAGGTGGTGATTAAAGAATTAACTTGGTGGCAAAAATATGGTAGCATTATTATTATTGTCAGTGTATTATTATTGCTCTTAATCCTCTTAAAGAGGTTTGGAAAATTATTATTATAAATTACTATCTTTGTAAAAACCAACTATTATGGCTAAGAAAAGAAAAAACGGACTTAAGTACAAGCCTAATGTAACTAAAAGAATAGGAAGTTTAATATCTTCTGATTCTAAAAAAAAACAACAAAGAGGGCTGTCTAAGTTAAGTAAAAGACATAACAGGAGACTTAAATAAAACACCATGAGCTACAGAACATCATTACCACTTCATGAAACGGAAGACGATCAACCTAAGAAAAAAGTAATTAGGAAAGGAAAAAGTCGAAGAATAGTTAGACGAAGTAAGGGAGCGATAGAGTCGCATACTATATACAAGGAGATAAAAGCCTAAAAAGAAAAAGCAAGACAAAGCTGATAAGAAGTATAAAAGAGTGAAGAATAGAAGGAGAATACCAGGACAAACGTTTTAAATAAACAAAGAGTTTATGAGTAAAATGACAAACAGGAAGCCCAAATGCGGAAAGGGTAAAAGATTTAATAAGCGTAAAAATAAATGCGTAGATAATTTTGCTACAAAATCAGGAATAAATACACCTGGAGCTGTAGCTGGATTAATTGGTGTTCTAGGATCCGGATTCGGAGCTTACGCTAAAGTTAAGTCGGATATTAAAAAACAAGGAGGATAAACAATGGCAAAGATAAGTACATACGCAGTAGTAACCCCCGTAGCGACAGATAAAGTTATAGGAACAGATGTAGATAGTAGTGGAGCTACAAAGAATTTCACCATGCAAAGCATAGCCGATCTTGCGGCTATGGCGGGATATGTGTATCCGAGATTTAATGTGGTGGCTACCGCCGCCGCAACCTCAGCCCCTTCGGCTGGAGATTTTGTGTTAATATCTATTGACAATCACACATGTACCTTACCTACGGCTGTAGGTATTACAGGAAAAATAATTGGAGCTTATCAAGCTACCGCTCCAGCGGGAGTAACCAACATTACTATTGCTACTACAGGAGCAGAAACTATTAATGGAGCTGCTAGCAAATATTTAGCAACCCAATACTCTAAATACCTATTAATGAGCGACGGAGCTAATTGGGTGATAATAGGAGATTAATATAATAAAATAAAATAGAATGTCTAAAAATAAAACAACACCTGAAGAGGTGGAAATTCTGCGTGAAAAAAATAAAAAAGTAATCGAGTTTTTAATACAATTAGGAGACATTGAATCCTCCTTATCAAGGTTAGAAACCACTAAAACATCGGTTCTTTATTCAGTAGAAAGCGCTCGTCAAGAACTTCAAGATGCACAAAACTCTTTAATAGATAAATATGGAGAAAACAGTGTTAATCTAGAAACAGGAGAACTTACTTAACATGTCGGTTATTCGCAAAGTATCGATAGGGAACGATTATAAGTCTTCTATGAATTACGTAGTGGGTCAAAGTGTTCTAAGAGTGTACGTTATTCATTTAATTAAGAAAAATGAGAATGGAGAAGTAGATATATTCATAGAGCACGAGAATGGAGAGATATATCTATGGAAAAGTGTTAATGTTACAATGCCTTTTTCAATAGAGTATAATATAAACTTTTAATGAAATCCCCATATTGTTTTATAGTAGAGCCTAAAGACGGAATGAGATATGACAATATTAGCCATTTCGGAAACAAAAAACTAATAAAAAGCGTATCTCAAGAAGATCATACTGCAACAAATAGATTTGCTACAGTGTTATCAGTTCCTTTAAATTATGATGGCAAGATTAAAGCAGGGGATGTCTTAATAGTTCATCATAATGTGTTTAGGAAATATTATGACATGAAAGGGCGCGAGAAATCGGGTCCTTGTCATTTTAAAGACAACACCTACATTATAGAGCGTGACCAAATATACTTATATCTTCAAAATGATAAATGGAATGCTGTTGATCCTTATTGCTTTATTAAGCCAATAGAGAAAATTCAAAATGATTTATTATCTTTAGAAACTGAAGAGAAAGAAACTGGCGTATTGTTTTTTATTAATGATGAACTAAAAAAACTAGGATTAAACAAAGGAGATAGGGTGTCTTTTTTACCCGAATCAGAGTATGAGTTTAATATAAGTGGAGAAAAGCTATACAGAATGAGAACTAGAAATATAACTGTTAAGCTTAGTAAATGGACTCAAGAAAACTAAAAGAAGACATAATAAAGGCCGGGGAAATTGCGGTTGAGCAACTTGTAAAAGTAGCTAAAGAGGATATTATTAAATATGACGCCGAAGATGATTTAGCGGCCGATCGACTAAAAAATGCCGCAGCTACCAAGAAATTAGCCATCTTTGATGCTTTTGAAATATTAAGAAGAATAGAAGAAGAAAGAGCTATGCTTCAAGGCAAGAGCCTGTCAATTAAAACATCTAGCGGATTCGCTGAAAAAAACTCTAAGTAATGGTCCCTTTGTATCATATCGAAAAGGACTTAATTCCTAAAACTGTAATAGTCAACACTAATAAGTATAAAAAGTGGTCGTATGGGTATAACACAAAGTACGACATGATAGTTATATCAAAGGACGGAACACTAGGAGAAGTTTATAACATACAGGGATTAAAAGTAGGCCTTCCATCTGCTCCTAGTAAATTAAAAAAGGGAGACAATAAATGGATGAGAAAAGAATATCCAGACGCTCTGAAGAAGATAAGGACAATTTTTGAATGGAACAAAAGAGATGATGGGTTTAAGTCTCGGTGGGTAGAATATATAGAAGAGGAGTTTAATAAGAGAGAAGAAGGAAGTTGGTTTACTAACAACAATACTCCTACTTATATTACAGGAACACACTATATGTATCTTCAGTGGACTAAAATTGATATAGGCAAACCCGACTTTAGAGAAGCGAATAGAATATTTTATATTTTTTGGGAAGCATGTAAAGCTGATACTAGGTCTTTCGGAATGTGTTATTTAAAGAATAGGCGTTCAGGTTTTTCATTCATGAGCTCCTGTGAGGGGGTTAACACAGCTACAATAAGTAGAAATGCTCGTATAGGTGTTTTATCTAAAACAGGATCAGATGCTAAAAAAATGTTTACAGACAAGATAGTTCCAATATCTAATAATTACCCGTTCTTTTTTAAGCCTATCCAAGATGGTATGGATAAACCAAAAACCGAACTAGGATACAGAGTTCCCGCATCTAAAATAACAAGGAACAATCTTGATCATGTTGAAGAAGTTCATTTAGACGGCTTAGATACTGTAATAGACTGGAAGAACACAGCCGACAATAGTTATGATGGCGAGAAGTTAAAGTTATTAATTCATGATGAAAGTGGAAAGTGGGAAAGACCGGAAAACATTAAAAATAATTGGCGTGTAACTAAAACGTGTTTAAGACTAGGTAGAAAGATTGTTGGAAAGTGCCTAATGGGATCAACCTCTAATTCATTAGCTAAAGGAGGTCAAAATTTTAAAGATTTATACGAAGACGCAAAGGTTAGTAGTAGAAACGCAAATGGTCAAACCAAGTCGGGATTATATGCTTTATTTGTTCCTATGGAATGGAATTTTGAAGGATATATAGATGAGTACGGGCATCCAGTTTTTAATACTCCAGAAAAACCAGTGAAAGGCATAGATGGAGAACTTATAGACACGGGTGTTATAAATTATTGGGAGAACGAGGTTGCTTCATTAAAGTCAGACCCTGATGCGTTAAATGAATTTTATAGACAATTCCCTAGAACTGAAGCTCATGCTTTTAGGGATGAAAGTAAAAACTCTATATTTAACCTTACTAAAATTTACCAACAAATAGACTACAATGATGGGTTAATCAAAGGTCATTACCTAACAAGAGGTGGCTTCCATTGGAAAAACGGAGAAAAAGACACAGAGGTTGTGTGGACCCCAGACAAAAGGGGAAGATTTATAGTATCATGGATCCCTGGAACAGCATTAAGAAATAACAATAATATTAGAAATGGAGTTAAACACCCGTCTAATGAACACATTGGCGCATTCGGATGTGACCCTTATGATATATCTGGAACAGTAGACGGCAGGTCATCTAACGGGTCATTACATGGAATGACTAAATTTAACATGGACGAAGCTCCTAGTAATGAGTTTTTCTTAGAGTATATATCTAGACCTCAAACGGCAGAAATATTTTTTGAAGAAGTGCTAATGGCGTGCGTGTTTTACGGAATGCCTATTTTGATAGAAAACAACAAACCCAGGCTGTTGTATCATTTCAAACACAGGGGTTATAGAAGATATTGCATGAACAGGCCTGATAAAAAGTTTAATAAGTTATCTAAGACTGAAAAAGAATTAGGAGGAATGCCTAACTCATCAGAAGATATAAAGCAGGCTCACGCGTCCGCGATAGAGTCTTATATAGAAAAGCATGTAGGTATTGATAGTGTAGGAGAGTATAGACCTTCCGATGAAATGGGGACCATGTTTTTTAACAGAACATTAATGGATTGGGCCCACTTTGATATAACAAAAAGGACTAAACATGATGCTTCTATTAGTTCAGGATTAGCCATTATGGCTAATCAAAAACACGTCTATCTTCCTAAAAAAGAAGAGTCAAAAATAAGCATTACCTTTGCAAGATATATTAATAACGGAGTAACCAGTGAAATTATTAAATAAATGAAAGAAATTGAAACAATTTTAAATCCGGTTAGTTTCCCTAATCAATTAGCGTCAGACGATGAAAAAAATACACCAGAGTACGGATTAAGGGTAGGTCAATCTATTCAATATGAATGGTTTAAAAGAGATGGACAGTCTTGCTCGTATTATAGTAGATGGATGGACTTTAATAATCGACGACTTTACGCAAGAGGAGAACAAGGGGTTGCTAAATATAAAAAAGAATTTGCCGTAGAAGGAGACTTATCGTACCTAAATCTAGATTGGACGCCTGTACCTATAATACCTAAGTTTGTAGACATTGTAGTAAACGGAATGGCTGACCGAATGTTTCATGTTAAAGCTTACGCGCAGGATGCTATTTCTGCGGACAATAGGTCAAATCATCAGCGACTTATTGAGACGGATATGATTTCTAAAGATTTATTAACAGGAATACAGGAAAATTTCGGAGTCGATGGTTTTAGTACAGATAAAGAAGAGCTTCCCGAAACACCTGAAGAGCTTCAGTTGCACATGCAGTTGAAATATAAGCCATCTATTGAGATTGCCGAAGAAGAGGGAATAAACACACTGCTAGATGAAAACCATTATCAAGATACTCAAAAAAGATATAACTATGATTTAGTAAACCTAGGAATGGGAGCTATTAAACATGAGTTTTTACCCGGAACAGGGGTTAAGATAAATTATGTAGATCCAGCTACTTTTGTTTGGAGTTACACTGAAGACCCTTGTTTTAAAGATTGTTTTTATTTTGGAGAAGTGAAACAGGTTCCTATTTCAGAAATCCTTAAGATAAATCCCGATATTACAAAAGATGAACTAAAGGAAATATCCCAATTAGGGTCAGCTTGGTTTAATTACTATGGATTAATAAGGCCTTATATGAATGATATGTTTAATAAAGATGTAGTTACTCTTCTTTATTTTAATTATAAAACATTCAGGACTATGGTCCATAAGAAAAAGAAGATGGATAATGGGGGTGACAAAGTTATTCAGCGGGAAGAAGGATTTAACCCTCCTGAAGATAGCGAGAGGTTTTCGAAGGTGGAAAAAAGAATAGATGTTTGGTACGACGGCATTATGGTTATGGGAAGCAATTACTTACTTAAGTGGGAGCTGGCTAAGAATATGGTTCGACCTAAATCGGCATCTCAAAGAGCGATGCCTAATTACGTGGTGTGTGCTCCTAGAATGTACAAAGGCGCTATAGAGTCTTTAACAAAAAGAATGATTCCGTTTGCTGACCTTATTCAAATGACTCACCTTAAACTACAACAAGTAATAGCTCGAGTGGTTCCAGATGGTGTATTTATTGACGCAGATGGGTTAAATGAAGTAGATCTAGGAACAGGTGCAGCTTATAACCCAGAAGATGCTTTAAAATTATACTTTCAAACAGGTAGCGTTATAGGTAGAAGCTTTACTCAAGACGGAGAATACAATCATGCTAAAGTTCCAATTCAGGAATTAGGAAGTAGTAGCGGGCAACAAAAAATGGCAGCACTAGTAGGTAACTACAATCATTATTTAAATATGATTAGAGATGTGACCGGACTAAATGAAGCAAGAGACGCCTCAACTCCAGACCCAAATTCATTAGTGGGAGTACAGAAATTAGCTGCTTTAAATTCTAACACAGCTACTAGGCACATCTTAGATGCAAGTTTATTTATGACACGAAGATTAGCTGAAGGATTATCTTGCAGGATATCTGATATTTTAGAATACTCAGACTTTGCTGAAGAGTTCGCTAATCAAATAGGAAAATACAACGTGTCTATATTAAACGACATAAAGGATTTATATTTGCATGATTTTGGGATTTTTATAGAAATGTCGCCCGANGAAGAACAAAAAGCTAAGCTAGAGGAAAACATACAAATAGGACTTTAAGTAAAGAATACTATAAGACTTAGAGGATGCTATTGACATTAGAGAGGTGAAGAATTTAAAAATGGCCAACGAATTGTTAAAGTTAAAAAGAAAGAAAAAAGAAGAAAAAGATGAGCAAAGAGAGGCAGCTAAGATTAAACAACAAACTGAAGGAAACATTCAATCAGCTCAGGCCGCTGCAGATGCTAAGCTACAGATTATTCAAGCGCAAGCTCAAGCGGACATTAAGATTCAAGAAACAGAAGCTCAATTTGAGATAGTCAAAAAGAAGGAGGAAGCTCAATTGAAGAAAGACTTAATGGAGGTAGAGTTCCAGTATAACATGCAATTAAGAAAAATGGACTCTCAAAACCTTCAAGAAAGAGAGAAGAAAAAAAGAAGTGGCTAAAGATAAAAGAGTAAGCTTAAATAATACTGAACAGTCTCAGCTTATAGAGCAGCGACAAACTAAAGGAAGACCAAAGAATTTTGAGTCCAATGAAGATAGTTTAGATGGTTTTGATCTTGCTGAATTCTCGCCAAGATAATGTATAAAAAAAGTTTATTATCTTTGTATAACTAAAATATAATATAATGGAAGAAATTAAAGTAAAAGCAGTAGAAGCAGTAGAGGAAAAAGGCGTACAACAAGTAGAACAAGAATTGCTTGATAAATACAATCAAGATCAGGCTGAAAAGACTGAACAAACAGAGAATATTACCGAGGAAGTGTCTTCGGAACCTCAAGAAGAAGGTGTAAACGACACTGACGTTCTTTCATATATTAAAAACAAATACGATAAAGACATTAGTTCTATTGATGAACTATTTGCTCAGAAAGAAGCAAGTGGCAATCTTCCAGAAGATGTTGCTGCTTTTTATGAGTATAAAAAAGAAACAGGTCGCGGAATCAATGATTTTGTAAAATTAAATACAAATTATGATGACGCTGATCCTGATACACTCTTAGCTGAGTATTATCTTGCTACTAAACCTCATCTTGATAATGAAGATGTCCAATTTGAAATTGAACACAAGTTCAGTTATGATGAAGACGGAGATGAAGATTGGGAGAAAAAGGAGAAGAAAATAGCTAAGAAAGAAGAGCTTGCAAAAGCTCGTGAGTATTTTGAGGACCAAAAATCTAAGTACAAAGCCCCAGTTGAGTCAACGGGACCCTGGTCTAGTGATGAGGACAAAAAGAATTACGAGTCTTACAAGAAATACAATCAAGACCAAGAGAGTATGAAGCAAGAAAGTCAAAAGAGGAGTGAGTTTTTTACGCAAAAAACAGACGAGTTATTTAACGAAAAATTTGAAGGTTTCAAGTTTAACGTAAATGACAATGAGTATGTTTACAAGCCTACAGACGCTGAAAAGCTGAAAGAAACTACAATCAGACATAAACAACTTTATAGGTATGCACCTAAATGAAGATGGTTATGTAAAGGATGTTAATGAATATCACAAATCATTAGCTGTCGCGATGAATCCTCAGGCTTTTGCTAAATACTTTTATGAGCAAGGAAAGTCTGATGCAGTCACAGATTCGGCTAAAAAAGCCAAGAATATTGACATGGGCATTAGAACAGCTCCTGAAAGCAGAACAACTGGTGGAATGAAAATTCAAGCAGTTTCTACAACTCATGGTAATGGATTGAAAATTAGAAGTAAAAAAAACAATTAACTTAAAAATTTAAAATTATGGCACTTAATGTACCGGGGTATAGCTTAACCCCATCATCAACCAAAGCTGCGTTGCCAACTAATTATATTACAGACTTTAACTTTTTGAATCAGTATTTACCTGATACTTACGAGAAAGAGTTTGAGAGATATGGCAACAGAACAATTGCTTCCTTCCTAAGGATGGTAGGAGCAGAAATGCCTACCAATTCTGACCTTATTAAATGGGCAGAACAAGGCAGGCTTCACACTAAATATGAAGGATGTACTACAACTTTAGCAGATGGAGCAACAGCCTCTACTGCAGTTCCTTATATTACAGCAGGAGCAGTAGCATGTAACTTTAGAGTAGGACAAACTCTACTCTTGTCATTAGAAGGCGCTGCGGCTACAGCATCTATGAAAGCTGTAGTAACAGCTGTAGGTGCGGACACAGCAGCAGGAACAGTAGATTCTTTTGAAGTGGCTTATTACCAAGCAGTGCAAGCAGTTGGCTTTAATGCCGGAACAATTACAGCTTTTGTATATGGTTCTGAATTTAGAAAAGGAGACACCGGAATGGTTGGATCTCTAGAATCAGAAGATGAATTCTTCGACAACAAACCAATTATCATAAAAGACCGTTACAACGTAGCTGGTTCTGATATGGCTCAAATTGGATGGGTTGAAGTAACTTCTGAAAATGGAGCATCTGGATACTTATGGTATCTTAAATCAGAGCATGACACAAGACTTCGTTATGACGATTATCTTGAAATGTCAATGATAGAAGGTGTTCCAGCGGCAGCAGCTTCTGGTGCTAACGCATATTTAGTAGGATCAGCTTACCCTGCAGGGTCAACTTTACCTCAAAGTGCAGGTACTCAAGGTATGTTTGACGCTATAGAAGGCAGAGGAAACATTTGGTCAGGAGCAGGCCCAACTACCTTAGCTGATTGGGACACAGTAGTAGACCGATTAGATAAGCAAGGATCAATTCAAGAGAATGTAGTATTTGTTGACAGAAACTTCGGTTTTGATATTGACGATATGCTGGCTGCCCAAAACTCTTATGGAGCGGGTGGAACATCTTGGGGTCTTTTTGACAATGATGAAGAGATGGCTCTTAACTTAGGTTTTTCAGGTTTTAGAAGAGGTTACGACTTCTATAAAACTGACTGGAAATACCTAAATGATATCGCTTTAAGAGGCGGCATCACAGGTGGAGCAGTAAATGGATGTATGGTTCCTGCGGGATCAACAACTGTTTATGATCAGATTCTTGGCAAGAACGCTAAAAGACCATTCTTACACGTAAGATACAGAGCGTCTGAAACTGAAGATAGAAGATATAAAACCTGGATCACTGGTTCTGCTGGTGGAGCGGCAACATCTTCTACAGATGCGATGGAAGTACACTTCCTATCTGAAAGAGCTTTATGTACTTTAGGAGCTAATAACTTCGTATTGTTCAAAGCTTAATTGGATTCTTTATAACCCAGATCAAGCCCCGCTTAGCGGGGCTTTATTAATTAAAT